GGGCGTTGCATCGGCAGATGCCCCTGTCCCAAAAATAAGATTATAATTTAGCCCAAAACCGCCGCTTTCAACGGCCTTCATGAAGGCTCTTACACCTGCGCCACCAGTAGAACTATCTGATGAATAGAAGTTTAATGCGCCGAGAGATTCGCCAGCACCGACACTAGTTCTTGTATTCCGAAGGGTAAGTAATGGACCTCCGGTACTACCGGACGACGCAACCAAGTTTCCATATGTTCCGGGTGCAAGTTCGCCAATACCTAGATTACCATTTATATCAAGGGCCATCTTGGCGTTGCCGAATGTTATATCCGCATCCGCAACACCAGAAACCGCAGTGTACCACAGATGCTCTCCAGCGTTCTGTCGGTAATATGAAGCCTCTCCATTTACAATGTATTTATAAGTGGAGGAGAAATAGGCATTTGCAGTAATAAACCCTTGTATTCCGGCAAAGCCTATAATCTCTCCTGATCCTACTTGCAGTCTTACACCAGCCTTTGGCGTAGTACTTAACCCCATCTGACCAGAGTTAAGGATTCTCATAAGTTCTGTTGCGCCATTATTCCCACTCTGGAAAATAATGTCCGAACCAGTAGTCCCTACTCCAGACGTAGTACGAAATGTAAGAGTAGATGTGGTCCCCGTTCCGCCAATGACGAGTGGTGCTGTCATGTTCGTCGCAAACGTAGGCGTCGTGTCAAATACGATTTTACCCGTACCTGTAGCCCCGGTGCTTGTTACCCCCTCAATCGTAGGGTGTCCCGTTATGGTAGGAGCGGCAGATGTGAACGTCTTTATTTGTGCGGCAGTTGTCTTAACCGGACCAACACCGACAGCCTGAACATTCGGGATCAGGTCAGTAGCAGAGACCACTGCGCCAGCAGAAAGATCGGATATTTTCGTATTAGCCATAGTGTACCTCTGCTACTACGCCTTCACCATTACGATAACATGTATGTAATAGTAGAAGCATAGATACCTTTTGTCCCAGACCCGGTAAACCCGGTAGAACTTCCGTTCTTATACAATGTCATGGTGCCGCTGCTCGGAGCTATAGCTACCTGCATATCACTGACAACAGCACTGTTATTAGAACCGGTAACAAAACAACTCGACGTAACACTAGCTGGCTGAAGTCCACTTGGGAGGCCAGTAAGTGTGCAAGATGTCGAATTACTAGTAGCCGTTAATGATGGGAATGTAATAATTACCATACCATCTTGTACAATATAGCTTGCCGTGCCGGTCGGGGAAGTAGTGCAACCAGTAAGCGTTGCGGTAAAAGAACCGGAGTTTAAGCCGGTGCGCGGATTTGTTATGGACTTTTCAATTATTTGGTTAACGCGCGTAGTAGCGAACGGATTGCCGCCGCCGAGATAGGCGCGAGTGTTGGAATTACCGCTCACGTCTTCATTCGACGCAATAAGTTCTTTATATGCGGTGCCATTAGTATTATAATTTACAACTGGGTACGTGCCAGAACTGGCTGTAGACGTATTACTATATTTATTATTAGATAAGCTCACACACCCAATAGAATTATTGGCGGTGAGCGCGATATAATAAACACTAGCAGGGACATCTTTGAAGTAATTATCCGATATTGTGCAATACTCGATTGAGTCTGCACCCGTAACTTCGGCATAATTATAACTTCCAAGTATAATAGTGCCTGTGTCAGAAACACTCGTTACCGGGGTATCATAAAAATTACCCTCTATAACTACCTGCTTTACAGGCTTTCCATCAGTAGGCGAAGGAGTCGGTGGCGTAGTGTCTGTACCGGCTGCACCTACAAGCGTATATGCAATCCCTCGTATGTAATTATTCTTAATCCCTACATAATCTACTTGATTAGCGGCATTAGCAATAATCTTTACAGACCCGGAATAAATGTAATTATTCTCTACAATTACTCTTTTTGTTCCTATGCAGTATATATTATTAACTGGATTAGTTCTATCGGACGCATCCAATAATGGATTATCTTTTACAACTAAAAGCCCACAGTTATTAACATTGATAGTGGGTATAATTGATACAGACGCACCTGTACATAGTGGGTTGGAAACGATTCGGCACCCTGATACTTCTACATAGATCACTTTTTGCGACGTACCGCCGTCACAATATACTCCGATATCGAAGTTTGTAATCACACAATCCCGAACAATCACCCTAGAATCAGCGGGTGTAGTATTTCCATTATCGAGCGTTATGGCTTTCCAGAACGTGTTTTGTGCAGCAGCGGGGCGAGTCATCGTCAGACCCACTACAGTCAGTGACCCAGCGGCGCTAAAAAGCTGGAAGTTTAAGCTAGTAGATACTACGGCACTGGGATGCGCTGTAATCTTTGTGTCTGCAAGCGTGCTAATCGTGTTGCTAACAACATATGTACCGGATGGGAAATATACATCCCTCAACACAGTGAATGCTGCCTGAAGACGAGATGTATCATCGTCGCCTCCGTTACCTTTAGCGCCGAAAGCCTTAACGCTTACAGAACCCTCAACCACACGTAGCCATGCGGACGACGCAGTAACGCCAAGTCCAGTCGTGATGATCGTTCCGCCATTATCAGTATAAGACCCGCCAGAGACGGCGTAGAACAATCCGCCGCCGCCATCACCATTAGTATAATACCCGCTAACAAGAACATTATACTCTGTAGTCGGCGTTAATGCTCTCAGGGCAGCAATCGTAGATTTACCGCGAAGCGGTAACTGCGCCTGAGATAGCTGCGGAAAGCCGCCGATAGTAGCGCCATCATGGACGACAACAACATCTTTATCTGTGTCAACAGTAATCTCACCAACAGCGCCCGTAAACGCTGCATGTTGGGCTGTCGTTCCACGACGATGCTGAACCTGTTTACTCATGATTAGCGCCTATTATGACTCAAGAAGGATAGTGTCGCCGTTCTCCATGAGGAGAAAAGATACACCGTCTTCTAGTAAAAGCCCATCAGTCGTCGGGGCAAACGAGGTTATCCGCCTGCGCCGCCTAATGAACATTGCAAATGCCCGATACACCCTCATCAGTATAGACCGCGCAGAACAACAATAATATCAATATTATCGCCAGTCCCGCCGGTAACTGCTGGTTTTATATACGCTGCTGAGCAAGTAAATTCGGAAATCGACGTTGCGTCAGTAAGGGCTATCGTAGCCCCCTGTAAATCTTTGACACTAGCCCAATTCGTTCCATCGTTGCTCATCACGAGCGCGACAGAAGCGCCACCAAACGTGCCTGTGGCTTGGACGCAACCAGCGAGACCCCATTGTTCAGTGATGGCGAACTTAAGCGGGGTGTCTGTCGATGTAGACACATCGTCCCAGCGCAACGTAGGGACGCCGTCTACAATTGAACGGACAGGAGAAATATCAGCCATAAGGCACCTCTAGAGACCGGCCTGCGCAGACTCTATCCTATGTCATCCTGTTGTGCAAGCACAGAAAAACCCCCGGTAGCGAAAGGGATAAGCCACCGGGGGGTCAAGTCTAGAGGCAATGGAAAGCCGTGGGAGGTCTTCCGCAGCCTGTTTACCATGTGGATAAACTCATGTCCAGCCCACGGCGGACATCGGCTTAACCTCTCGTCTGGCCAGAACGGTCCCGCCATCAGCAACTTGCGCAATATGAAGCATAAGATACTGCAGCGCCTCGGCCACATGGGAGTGGTTGTTCTTATCAATGACCCCATCACCCTTGGGCTTGTAGCGATACCCACCCATCATCGCCGCCTTGAGATGTGTGCATCGGGGGTCAACGAGGAAGGCTGGGTCTCCGTCCACCTGCCGCATGAGGTAGTCATCGACCGCGTTGATGCGCGCCGCCACCGAGTTGGTCCGCGCAGGCATGACCTTGAACCCCTCGGCCTTGATGATGTCCACGGCGCTGCGCTCGTCGGTCTGCGCTCTCTGGGTGCCAGCGGGGTCGGTGACGATGATGACGGGAGCGCCGGGAAACTGCTCGTAGAGCATGGGCTTGAGAACTGTGCGCATGAACCGTTGCACACCCATGTCGAAGCTGACCGCTTCAGCCAATATCAGTGCGCGCCCGCGCGGGTCTTGCTGTCCAATGACGGCGGCAGGTGTGAGTCCAAGGTCCATCCCAACAACGATTGGACGAACTCCGTTGACAATGTATCGCAATTTAGAAGTGGCCATATGATAGTCTGGCCGAAAATATTTGTAAACAGGTAGACCTGAACTGGAGAGTCCGTACTCTCCGTCGATGTACACGCGGATATACTCATCAGACCTTCCCTGAATGTCGTAGTATCCATCGGGTAGGTTCTCGATGTTCTCAGCATATGGACTCCTGCCGGACGGCTGCTTGAACACATCCCATCCGTTGTCGTTGAAGCTAACCCCATCCACAGGGCTAAGATGCTCAAGCTGGTAGTACCACCAAGTGTCCATCGTCGGCGGGTTGGTGTCTCCCCACATCCCGTGCCATGTGGGTCCGCCGTCTTTCTTGGATGGGAAACGTCCAATGCGTTTAGACATTGCATCTACAATGTCCGGGTGGATGTCGCGGCACTCGTTAAACCACGCCCCGGTAAGCTCCAACGAGTTGAGGTTCGCCACATCGTCCGCGTCGTCCAGCGCACGGAACATAATCTCACTCTCGACATCGCCCACTTTGAAGAAGTACGTCTTGGTCGTCCGCATATAGTCGCCGCACACCCCCGGTGGGAACCAATCGAGGAACGTCTTGATCGTCGTATCCTGAAGCTGTCTGGCCGTTTCACGCACCACAGCGAACCGTGTCTTGCGTACTCCCTGCTGATTCGGCTCCTGCATGGACGCCCGACGGATAACCTCAAACGAACAGGTGACAGACTTGCCACTACCCACTGGCCCGAGCAGAACGCGCATCTTGGCGTCCGACGCCATGAACTTCACCCCCGTCGGCGGGGGCGTATAATTAATATCAAGAGCCATTGGTCTGATCCAGCACAGTGACCCGATAGGTCACGCCTGCGCGCCTGTTCTTAATGATCTTCGTCTGATAGGACAGCTTCTGGATTGTCAACAACTTCTCCATCAGAGTCGCTTCGCTCAGACTCGTAAAGTCAAATGTCGCTGGCCTCGGCCTCAATCCCAGAGTCTGAAGTAGTCTCTGCGTCAACGTCGATAAGCCTTGCACTTCCAAGCTCCTGACCCCCGAGATTTATCATTATGCGCACGCCGCCAGCCGCGCCGGAATCCACTGGTTCATTCTTCGGCTCCAGACCAGCCCACTTCACCGTGGACTTGATGAGGTCCGCTTTGACCGCTGCGCTTACGTCGGGGTTGTGGATTAACAACCAAGACGTTGTGAGAAGCTCTTCAGCCTGTAACCGCGCTTTGGTCTTGAAGAGAATCCCTTTGTCCCGAATCTCTTCCCGATAACTCTCCACCTTCTTGAGGAAGATCGGGTCCTTGTTGAATGACAACAAGTCTATCGTCGTGATGCTGTGTCGGTCCAAAATTTCATCGACCTCTTCACCACTGCCCTCAAGTCTGAGCGCAATGTCAAAAGCCAGTCGGTTCGTCCAGCGTGTGGAATCGTATGCAAGAGCCATGTGGAGAAAGTAAACTGGGATCGGGGTGATAGCAAGGGGGCGGAAGTCTAAGCCCCATGGTCGTCTGTAAAGCCTAATGCCTCGTATAGAGTATCTCGTATTTTTATCGCTAAATCCAAATCGTCGTAGCGCCCACCAAAAACAGACTTCTCTCCGCTACCTACGCGAACTCGCCATTTTCCAGCATTGCGGTCAATCCCATTATGCCCACTGGTATTATTTTTAGCCTTAGTTTTATTACGAGCATTTAAGTTCGGCGTGGCTAGTCGCAGGTTTTCTATTCTATTGTCCGTCGTATCTCGGTTTATGTGGTCTATATCGCCAGTTGGCCAAGCACCCATTACGACAGCCCATACTACCCTGTGAACTGCGTATCGCTTGCCATTATGTTCAACTTCTCCGTAAGGGCGCGCTGCCCGCTTTTTAAGTTTATATCGAATGTAAACACATTGCCCCGTGCGTATGCGAATTAATTTGCCATGTTCGTAGTCGTACCGAAACACGGTTTGAAAATTTGGGGGTGCGGCTTTTTGCATGTACCGGGTGTACTACTATGGATTGTTTGTGTCAATCCCCCCGGTTAGTAAAAATGGGCTGTGCTTTACGAAGAATACTACACTGGGGATGGGCCTCGCGTTCGTCAGTCCATGTGGGGTGGGGGTGGCTACCCTTCTCTGTTGCCATATAAATAAGTGATTTGTTGTCATTCAATATAGGGGTCGATGCTACGGCAGAGTTTAAGGCATAACCTATTGATATTGCAGCGAGTTGACAGGCCGAATCATTTGTGCATAATGGACACAACTCGCCGGGCTTTTCCGACGGGTTAGGCAATGGAAAGGTAATAACAATGGCTATCGCTTCTAAGAAAACCGCCCCGGCTCAGGCTGTTAGCAATGAGCAACTGTTTGAGATGATTAAACGTCTACAGGCTGAAAACGCTGCCCTGAAAACTGCTAAGGCGTCCCCTGCCAATAGGTTTACGGTTAAGATGTCGCCTTCTGGTAAGGGCAATCTTTGCGTTTATGGCCTGTCCCGGTACCCTTTTTCCTTCTATCGCAATCAGATAGAAGCTATTCTGGAAAACGCTGAAATCATTAAAGCGTTTATTACTCAAAACGAAACCGCCCTGTCCAAAAAGGGTGAGTAAATCCGGTTCCTTGAGGGATAGGCGATAGCCTATCCCTTTCTTTTCTCGTTTTCAAGAGCCTACCATGCAAAAAATTAACGAAATCGCAATCGTTCGCCATTACAAGGGCAAGAGCCGCACAATTCTGGTGGGCGTTTATGCCAAGCGGAAACGCGCTGTTTCCAAGGCACTGGTGGAAAAATACGGGTTTAACCTGAAAGGGGCTGAAAATGCTACACGAGCTTGAATTATTGGCTGTCGCACTAGCAATGACAGTCGTTGCACAATATCTTTTCTAATAGCTAGGCCGGGATTTTCCCGGCCTTTTCTTTATCCGCTTGTTTACATTCATGGGATTGGCTAGGAAGGCTCAGGAATAGCCTGTTTATTTTCTGGTAGGGTAGTAGCACCCCGGTTCTAAATCACTCCCTGCGCCGCTCCCTATCCGTTCTAGCGCCTACCCCATACCCGATGCGACCCTGCCCCGGCGCAAGGCGTCGATCCTCTCCGAACGGTCAAGACTTAGCTAATGGTCAAGCGCAAGCTAATGGTTCAGATTTAGATTAGGATTATTTTCCCTAATGGTAATAGCTTTGACTTTGATTTTTGTCGTCATTCATATCACTCAAGTGTTACCGGGCGCTCCCGAAAACCAGTCGAAAATGCTACCCAAGTGTTACCGGGCGCAAGTTGTTGATTTTATTACGATAAGCTAACAATCCAATTTTTTTTGGGATGATCCAGAATTGGCCTTACACGCCCCAAACGGTCGTAACTTTACATTTCAAATCCATAAGTGGTTGTTTTCTTTATATATATATATAAGTGTTAATATAAATATTATTACAAATACAGAGAAATTGGTGTCTTTGACTCCACAAAAATAAAAATCTCTCCCATGGCAAAAACGCGCCGCCCTCCCCCACCCCAAAAATTTTTATTTTTTGGTGACTCCTACAAAAAAAACTTGGATTTTTTATATTAATATTGATTTCTAACGACTTTCAACGATCCATTTTAGATTATCGCCAGATTATTGCCACAATTTTTAGATTATTTACCCCTGTTTTCATGGTTTGTTCCGCCTAACTTTACATTTTCAGCGTTTTTGACCATTTTGGAACTTTACATTTTACCCTGTGCAAATCTCAATGTTCTGAGTGTGTTCTCACTTTTTGCACAAGCAAACTTTACATTTTCCTCTCCCTCTCTCCCGTTTACAATTAAACCTTACATTTTGCCCAGTGGCTCTCCTCTCCTTCGTCTACAATTAAACTTTACATTTTGCCCTCTCCCCTCTCCCTCCGCCGTCGCTTCGTCGCCGCCGAGACGGCCCTTCATCGCTCCGCAACCCGTTGAACTTGTGTGAACTTGACACAAGCGCCGACTTGTGAGACGATCAAAACTGTGCGTTGAACACACAAAGAAAGGGTAAGACAATGGTAGAGGAAACCAAAAAAGGACTCACAAACAAGCAATGCCGCACATACATAACCAATCTTAAACCCTTTGAGAATAAGAATAAAACCCTATTCGGTAGGTGGGTCGACGCCAACACCTACGTGGTTTATAGCTATGGAAGTCACTTCCCTATCTACGTATGGGTGCGCCAAACCAATCGTTGGTATGCCAATGAGGACAGATACAGCGTAACCACCACCCGCCATCAGAGCTACGCTCGTCCCTATTCCCTCACTGACACCCCTCCCACGCCGGTCTCAACCAGCTTTCTCAAATCACTGGCTATCCAAGGTTTCGCGGCCACCGCCGCCGCTCGTGTCGTCTATGGGGAGGTTCTGTGATGACTATGACTGTCTTAACGAAAGCACAGCGTAAATCTGTCTATCGCCTGTGGCTTAGGGATGAAAAGAAACAGCCCTATCGCCAGTTTCGACGCCGCGTTCAGCCAGCCTATGGCTGCGTAATGATTAACCTATGGGGTATGTGGCTCGGCATCGAGCCTGATGGATACACGCATAGCTGAGAAGGGGAGGTTCTGTGATGGCTAATTGTCTTTGTTCTCGCTGCACAAATCCGATCCCAAAGCGCAGATACGACCTTGGCTACAGGCTTTGCCTGTCCTGTGGCGACGCGCAAGCGCGTAAAATCGTCAGGACGGTCGTCCCTTCCCATAAGGGTGCGTATCAGCCTGTCGGAGACGTTAAGTATTTGAAAATGCTTAACAAGTATGCAGCGATGGAAGGCTAAGAGAGGGAGAAAACCAATGGAATTTAAGGAAGCAACGCTGGACGGCAAGCGCATTGCTTACACTACCCAGACCCAGTTTCTCGTCCAAGTGGGCAAGGCCAAGAGCGGCTACAAAACGCGGTATTCATTCACTGGTGATCTGGCGAGAGCGGTTCTCTACTATTCGTCCATTAACATCGGCAATGGGTATAAGAAGCGGCTGTTCTCGCCCGACATGAACAAACCCGTGCTGGCGAAGGCATATAGCTAACAACCCAAAGGGGGAAACCAATGCTGTTCGAGGATAAAATCGTGTTCGTGGTTTGGAACGATGACAGGCGCGCATGGGTGGCTGCTGAAGGGAGTGGGCTGTTCTATACAGCCGACCCTGACAAAACCCGGACATTCCCAAGCATCGAAGAAGCGCAGAAGTGGGCCAAGACCGATGGCTCCGAGACGATCCAGCGTTGGATAGGAGGTTAAGATGGCTACCACTACGCTCGCTACGCTTCCATCCTTCGCACAATGCGTTGGTGTTTGTCTGGTGGCCTTCAAAACCATAACGGGCATACCCGAACATAACCACGACGGCGATACGCTCACGGTGAGAACCCAGAGCGGCGCGATAAACGTCCGCCTGCATGGCATAGATGCGCCTGAGTTATCAGAGCCTTACGGTGTGCAGAGCCAAGAATATCTCAGCACCATCACGAAGGGCCAAACGCTGCGCTGTGAACCATCCAGCCAGAACACAAGCTACACTAGAGTCGTCGCGCGGTGCTTCCTCGAAGATGGCAGGGAAATCAATCAGTTAATGGTCGAAGCCGGGCTGGCTCTGGACTGCAAACGCTACAGCCATGGTTACTACGCCAAGTTTGAACAGTCATGGGCGCGCAAGCGCCTCACGCAGAAGGGGTATTGCCATGAGTGACGACCTAATCGCACGGCTGCGCCACGGCAGCGTTTGTGTAGAAATAGAAGATGACCGGACAATGAATGAAGCCGCCGACGCTCTTGAAGCGAAGGACAGGCTGATTGCGGACTTGGAAGCTGACTGTGCAATTCTTCGCGCTGCTAATTTTGGTCAGTCACAGACGATAGACGGATACGCCGCCCGCATCGCCATTCTTGAAGCGGCGCTAGAGGAGAGGCACAGGCACCATCTGGAACTGGAATTGAGATGCAGAGATTTGGAAGCTGAGAAACAAGCGTTCAAGGATGGGAATAAGCGCAATGACTGACGACCTCCGCGCCGCCCGCGCCGCTTATAGGGGAGAGAAGGAATGAGTGAACCCAGATCAATCGAACTTGAACTGCGTTGGTTGCGCGCACGTTTTAACGACGCAGAGTGGGAGCAAGATGAAGGGATGATGGCTTCGCTCTCTTACGAAATCAATCGGTTGGAAATGCTACAATCCTTGGGCGAACGATTCGACGTAAATCATTGAAATCACGGCGACTTGACACGCTCAACGTGTTGTGCGATGATCGGACTGTGAACAAATCACACAAATAAAAACTAACCAAGAGGCAATACCATGCGACCGACTCAGTTAGAAGCTACTCTTACGGCTCTTATCTCTATCAATCGCACAACTACCATCGAGGGTGCGCCCGGTGGTGGTAAGACAACCATTGTTCATGCCGTCGCCAATAAGATGGGTAAACACTATATCGAACGGCATCTTCCTACGATGCTGGTTGAGGACTTTGGCATACCCGTTATCGGCGGTGATACGCTGACCTATAAAATCCCTGACTGGTTTCCTGCCAAAGGTTCCTCATGGGACGATGGTAAGGGCGGTGTGCTGTGCTTCGACGATAGGAACCAAGCTAATGCAGATATTCAGAAGGTGCTGGCGAACATTTGTCAAGCTCGCAATCTTCATGGTGTTCCTCTTGCTGATAACTGGACTGTCGTTTCTACTGGCAATCGGCAGTCTGATCGTGCTGGCGCAAACCGCGTTCTTAGCCATCTGCGTAACCGTGAAACGGTTCTTGAGTTGGACACTCACTTGGATGACTCAACCCAATGGATGATCGACAACGACATTAAACCGGAGGTTATCTCGTTCCTTCGCTTTCGTCCCAACCTATTGCACGACTTCGATCCGCAGCGTGATAGCAACCCTACGCCCCGTAGCTGGGTCGAAGGTGTAAGCGCAGTGCTTGGCGTTGTGCCAGCCGAGTCCGAATATGAGTGCTTCAAGGGCGCAGTGGGTGAAGGCGCTGCGGCTGAGTTTGTTGGCTTCATGCGTATCTTCCGCAAGCTGCCCAATCCTGACGCCATCTTGCTCAACCCGGATAAATCCGATGTGCCTTCCGATCCGGCGACTCTCTATGCCTTATCGGGCGCTCTGGCTGAACGCGCCAGCGATGCGAACTTCTCCCGTGTCTGCACGTATTGTGAGCGTATGCCGCCTGAGTTTTCTGTGCTGACCATTAGCTATGCCGCCCGTAAGAACCCATCACTGGCTTCGACCCAAGCGTTTACGACATGGGCTGTGAAGCATCAGGACGTTTTGTTCTAGCAAGGCGGGAGGATAATCCCCCCGCTACATACTCTCGTTTGTCAAGGAGAACTAACCATGAACCTCAATGATCGTGCGCTGCTGGTGCAGCTTAACATTTCACAGTGGACGGCGCGCAAGCATGACAAGCGCGCTACGGAGGACGTTGCTGCGATGCACAACGCTGGCAAATCTGCTGGCCGGTATCACAAAGCGTTGCTTCCCATGAACGATTATCTGGATAACGTGCAGAAGAAAGCCACGCTGATCCGCACACGCTACTACCAGAACACGTTGCCGTGGGCGATGGATGGCACACAGATGCTTCCGTCGGCTAACTACCTGTCGTTTATGACTGACTTCCGTAAACAGAAAGCGGAGTGGGAGTATGCCGTTGCGTTGTTCATCGACCACTACGATGACATGAAAACCATCGCCAAGCGTGTGCTTGGTTCGCTCTACTCCGAGGCTGACTACCCGTCGGAGCAAGAGATTATTCATAAGTTTAAGATGGATATGGCTGTGTTTCCTGTGCCTTCCACTGACTTTCGTGTGCAGTTATCGAACGATGAACTAAACCATATTCGTGGTGACTTAGAAGCTAGGCTTGCTACTGCACAGCAAGCGGC